TCAATATGTCTCAGGAACAATGGCTACAAGAACGTAATGATGTTATTGAAGATCTTAAATTAAGATTCCGTCAAAATCAGATTGAACAAGAAGGAAATGACCCAGCAATAACGGGAATATCGTTTGGAACACCGCATGATTTAGCAACAGTTCATATGTCAAGTAAAGAGACTGAAGAAAAAGATGTTGGTGGTAGGCCGAAAGAGGGTATTAAGTTTGGACAACATAAAAACGCGTTTGGCTGGGATCCTTCTGGAGCAAAACAGCTTAAGCAAGATTTCGACCCAGAGAATCAACGAACAGCATTCCAACCAGATCCTAAATTTAAAAATCAAGCAGGTAGTGTTGCAGTAGAAAGTTTTGTAAAGAAATTATCATCTAATAAAAGTAAAGTATCGATTATTACAGAATCATTAAAGTCTTCTACTAAAACTGAAAATGATTTAGATGCTGGCACAATGTTAGATGAAAACAACATTTTATAATTACAAACATATTTATTTTAAAATTAAGGCACCGCACAGACTATGAAGAAACTAAAACATTCAAAATACAAAAATACAGGTATTTTATTTGAAATGTTAGTTAGAAAATTAACTTCAGAAACATTGTCATCAAATAAATCGTCAACGATTGATATTATTAAAAAGTATTTTGGTAGAAATACCGAGCTTTCAAAAGAACTACAACTTTACAATGCACTTGTTAAAGAACAATTTAGAAGTGAAGCTCAAGCATTAGATTATATTCGTACGGTTAAATCTGCATATGATAATTTAAATCAAGCAGTTTTAAGACGTCAACGTTATAATTTAGTAAAAGAAATATCTGATAAATTTGTTTTTGATGATATGGCTAAAATGCATATCAATAATTATAAAGTATTAGCATCAATTAATATGATTTTCGAATATGCAGAAACAGCAAATCCAAAACAATTATTAGAATGTAAGAATGTAATTATTTCGCATAATATAGTATCAGAGCGAGTACAACCAACACGTGATACACTTATTGAAGCATTTGAATCTCAACCTAAGGATATGCGTTTATTGTCATATAAAATTTTAGTTGATAAATTTAATGCAAAGTATTCTGGATTAGATGAGTCGCAAAAACAATTGCTTAACAAATATATTACACACGTTAATGACACAGCTGCATTACGAGAATATGTTCAAACAATTATTCCGACTATTAAATTAGATCTAGCAAAACAAGCAAAAACAATTACAGATCCAGCAACACAAATTAAAGTGTCTAAATTGTCAGAAATGCTTTGCAATGTAGAATCTATGAAAACTATTAAAGAGTCTCATGTATTATCATTGTTACGTTATTTTGATTTAGTTCGCGAATTAAAGGAGATGCATTAATGAAATCATTGTTAAGAGAAATGGATGAAAAATTCCGAGTTCATGAAGAAACATGTGACTGCAGACAGCCTGATTGCCTGATTTGTAATCCGGAAGACCTTGACGAACAAAACGTAACTGGAGCTATTGCAGGATATAATACTCCGGCAGCATTTGCTAAACCAGGTAAATGGAAAAGCAAAAATATCAAATACGAATCTGCAGAGCATGTGTCAAAAAAATATAAGCCCGGGTATTATCAAACTATAGAATTTGATGAAGAAGTTCAAAATGATAAATTTCCATTTGCTATTGATGAAAAAATTTGGTGGAATAAAGAAGTAGAATATCCATCTAAAGATTTAAGTAAATCACCTGGAACTGCAAACAAAAAAGATCGCGATCAGAAAAAAATTACTGCTGAAGATATTCTTGAAAAAAAGTATTTAGAACTTATTGAAGGATATCGTGATTATAAAAAAGGTGATGTTAAACCATCACATAAAGTAAAAGATTCAATTCGAGAAATTGCTAAGAAGCTTCATGAAATTGAAACTATTATAGGACACACAACACGATTAAAAACTGAAGCTGGAGTTGCTGCAACAGAATATGGTCCAGCAGCATCAAAGGCATTAACAAAAATATCGGAACGATTAATTAAAATATCAGAACGAGTAAGATCATTAGGAGAATAAAAACATGACAAAACAACGTTTAGTAGAATATATGCCGTTTATTCCAATTGGTTCATTAAATGAATCTAGTGGTGCTGCATATGGAATACCTGGTGGATTTGTTGTGCAAGGTGTATTACAAAGAGCTGGAGCTAAAAATCAAAACGGCCGTATCTATCCTAGAAATATACTAGAAAGAGAATGTCGTAGATATGAACAAGAATACATATCGCAACATAGAGCGTTAGGAGAATTAGACCACCCAGAATCATCTGTAGTAAACTTAAACAATGTATCTCATAATATTTTGAAAATATGGTGGGATGGCGATGATTTAAAAGGAGCTGTTCAGATTTTAGAAACTCCGTCGGGAAAAATCCTTAAGGAATTATTTAAAGCTGGAATTACATTAGGAATTTCATCTCGTGGATTAGGATCTGTTAAAGAGTTACGTAGCGAAGGAACGGTTGAGGTACAAGAAGACTTTGAATTAATATGTTGGGACTTCGTATCTAATCCATCAACGCATGGGGCTTTTATGCGCCCTACGCACATGCACGAATCAGTTGGTAAAATGAATACCACGAATAAATATAATAAAGTTAACAGCATCATTACATCAATTTTATGTGAAGATGGAAAATGTAGGATATAATATGAAAACACCAAATTTAAAATTTATATTGGAAACAATCTTAGAAGATAAGCCACAACCAATGTCAAAAGAGGAAAGAAATGCATTCCTACAAGAATTAAAAAACTTCTCAGCTCTAGGCGAATCTGTATATGGTAAAGCAAATTTAGAAGAATTAGTAGAACGAGTAAAAAGCATTGTTGAACGCGGAGAAAAAATCATGACCGAAAGTGGAGATTGGTTAACAGACGTCGCACACAAAAAAGCATTTAAACGTCTTCACGAAGATTATGCAATGTTTGAAGAAACATGTCGCGAAATGAAACAATTGCAAGAACGATTAAGTATGGCATATGAAAATATCGGTACTGGATTGAGTCGTTACTATGATGTCAATTAATTTGGACGTTTGCAAAATTTTATTTATATTAAAGGTATAAAATGAATAAACTAAAAAAATTATATAAAGAGTTTTTTGGATTAACTGAACAAACAGAAACGGGAAGTATATCAGTTAAAGATCCTAAGAAGGCTGAAGAATTAGCTAAAAAAGGAATCAATGTAAAGTTAGTTGATGAAGCTCGTTTAGATAATCACATTACTGAATACCGCGGAGGAGTTGAAATGGTAATGAATGATCCTGCTATGGCAAAACAAACATTAATGGATATTATACAATGGGCTGAGAAAAAAGGTTTTACTGTTGTAACTAAAAAATTATCTAGAACAGGTAAAAGTGCTTATGTATATTTTCGTTTAGGCGAGAACCCAGGAAAAGAAGCACAACGAATTCAAGGATATGTATCACAAAGTCCAGGAGTAAAACATTTTCGGTTCAATGTAAGAGGTGAACAAGCTAAACCACAACAACCACAGTTATAAAAAATCAAATAAAGTTATATGAGTAAAAAAGCAAAACAACATCAACAAATTGTACCAGGTAATTCACTAGCAGTTCAAGTAGTAGGAACGCAGCGAGAAGATTTAGCACACGCTTTAAAAGCATGGAAACGCAAAGTTAAATCTGCAGGAATCCTTGAAGAAACTAAAGAACGCAAAGAATTTATTAAGCCTGGCGTTAGAAAAAGAAAACAATTACAACACGCACAATTCATGCAAATGGTAAGAGATTTGCATTCAAAATAAGATCTTATACACGACTACGACGTTAGAAATAAGACCGAATTAAAGCCCCTTCTTAAAAAGTTGGGGCTTTTTTACTGGTTTTTTATTTTTGCTTATATTTATTTTAGAATACGCTATTCAGTCTTTATATAGCGTCAACAAAAACAAAAAAAATATTCTATTAAGATTTCAAATAATCTTATTTCCAAAAAACAAAATTTAGGAGTAAACAAATGGCAAAATCAGATTTGCTAAAAGAAGCAATCGCAGATGCTCGTGCTGTAAAAGAAACTGCATTAGCAAACGCAAAAATCGCGCTTCAAGAAGCTTTTGCACCTCGTATCCAACGTATGATTTCAGATCAAATCGAGAATGAACTTGATAGTGAAGAAGAAGTACCAGCAGAACCAGCAATGGACATGGACATGGATATGGGAGCTGAAGAAGACGATGAATCAGGTGTCAATTGGGTAGACAACGATATTTCATTTGAAGTAGGTGGTCAATCATATGATGCTGAAGTAGGTAATCCAATGGGTGAT